TGGTAGATCCTTTTTTGATCGCTTCGGGCTTGCTTGCCGCCTTTATCTTGAAATATTGTCTTTTTCCGCCGTTGTCGATACAGCTATAAGTCCATATTGCCATAATTATTTATCCTTTCCGGCGGCACTCAAGCCGCCTTTTTGATCTCTTTTCCGTATGTCTCCGGGTCTATCTTTTCAATAGATATCCGGTCAAGGTCGATTAAATAGTAATTACTGCTTTTTGCTTCCTGAGTGTAGTAGTATTCATAGATTGCGGCGGCGCTTTCCCGGGCTGCTATCTCGTCAAGCGTCAATAAATAAGTTCCGCATTTTCTCACGATAAGGATCATTTTTTTATCTTCCCGGTCCCGGCTTCCCTTCAGCCCCATATATTTAGGTCTATCGTAGTTCTTCCAGTCGGTATAATAGTTTTCTACAGTCCTTTTGATGATTCTTTCAATTCTTGCATCCAGTTCGTCTATATTCTTATATCTCATGTTTTCCACCTTTCCGGGGCGGGCTTGCCGCCCCCTTATAATCTATTTATGCGGTTGCTTCAATCTCTTTATATAGTGACGATGTGGCGCCGCTAAACTTTTGCGAGCCGTACATGGAGCGGATCGTGTCAAGGTCAACACTCTTTTTAGAGTGCTTGCGGTACGGTTCAAAGTGGAAATACCATGCCGCTTTATTACGACTCCACCTAAACCCAAGGGATTTGATTGTATTGCTCCATTCCTTTGTATTGCCGGTTATCCATAACCAAGAACCGCAAAGCTCAATCACAAGCCCGGAACATCTCAAAAGGGCGTTAATAATATCGGCGTACATTTCCGGCGTTTCGTTGGTCTCTTTTTCGTAGGTTTCGCCGTCTTTGTTAACGTGTGTATTTTTGCAACGATTAAAAGCGGCATTGTACTGTTTTTGCATTTCCTGAAAATCGGCTGTCGTGTCCTTGCCAGGGTTGCAATCCGGGTGTAATTCCCTTGCTAGCTTCTTATAAAGCCCTTTTACATCTTCAAGTGTCCTGCAATCCTCAAAATAATTTTTGTTCATGTTTTTGATCTCCTTTTCGTGTGTGTGTTGCGCTCTGTATTGTTACGGGCTTGCGACCGTCTACATTCAAGTAGGCTACATTACAACTTTGCATGAGTGGCGTGCTTCCTTGTATTTGCGTTGGGCGGTAGCTTACCCTATCGGCGTTTATCGACGTTGCCGGCGGATGTCGTCGTGCTTATGCGGTTGTTATCATGGCGTCATTGCCTTGACGCTTACGATAATATCATGGCGCCATTGCATATGTCAAGCGTTTTTTTAAAATTTTTTCAAAAAAATTTATTGAACATCCTGAAAGCCGCATAAATACAGGCTTTGCGGGACAAAAAAATTTTTTATATCATGGTTGCATTGCATAAAAAAAGATGATAAAATGACGTCATGAATACTAAAGCGAAAATCAGAGCGGTTGAAAAGTACAACGCAAAAACATATGATAGAATATATGTGAGAATGAAAAAGGCAGACGCCGAAATTCTGAAAGCTTTTTTGAATGGTAGAAGTTTAAACGGATTCATCAATGACGCCATACAAGAAAAGCTAGAACGGGAGAACGGCGGACAAGGATTGCCGGAACTGGAGCGGGAGCCGTTTATTGATAATTGTTAAAAGAAGTATAGCGTTAGTTTTAATAATTAAATACATAGAATAAGTGAAAGGAAATAAGGCGTGTTTGTCCTGATCGGGATGACACGCTTTTTTGTTTGCCATGAAAGAGAAGCCAAAAGAGAAAAGCCGGGCAAGCATGATAATAGATGGACTGATAGAGCCGGAAGAAAACGAAAGATATTTGTTGAACTTGCGGAAGCGTGTACCATTTAACCAAATGCCGCCGGAGAAGCGAAAAGAGATATGTCAAAAAGGGAATAAAGCGTTAAGGGAATTACACGGAGAGAAGAAAACTGCAAAGCAGGCATTGCAAAACGTGTTAACGCTAAAGGTAACGCCGGAGATAATTGCCGGAGCGGATATTGATGAAGCGATAGCGGAGCGGTTAAAGCGTGACAATCCTGACGCTACATTATATGACTTGATACAGGCTGTCGCCGTTGGGCGTGCGCTTGAGGGGAATATCAAGGCGGCGGAGTATGTAAGAGACACTCACGGCGATAAACCTATAGAGAGAGTCGAAGTCACGGAAAACGTCACGACAGACCAGGATCGGGAACTAATGAGGACAATAGCGGCAAGGCTAGAGAAGGCGGAAAGCGTACAGATAGTGGAAGACATAAGCGGCGACACTGGGAAAGGGTAAACTATTCGCTAAAGTAATCTTTCACGAACAGATTGCACAATGTGACAAAACATACTGAAAGCCTTGATATTACGGCATTTAAGGACAGACAAAACCGGGAAACGGGCAAGGGTAGATGCATATATATGCAATTATTTATGTATAAAGTGTATAAAATTTTTTGATTATGCACCGGATCATACTTGTTTGATGATCCTATATACGCACCGCATAGCCACCCCCACCCCGTGGCGTGCGCCCGCCGCTCCGAGGGAACCTCTATGCTTGCTAGAAAATTTTATTTCAAAACCGAAGTGTAAACACTTTTAGAAGGGAGTGTAAACACCATGACAGAAAACACGAAAACATTGTCAATACGGCTTTCCAATGAGGATAAAGCTGAATTACAGAAGTATCTGAACCGGGAAAGTGCGGAAGCCATATTAAGACAGATAAAACGAGGGGAGATAACCCTAACACGAAAAGGTGTAGCAATAGAGCGTGTCAACACCATATCGGAAAGTGTAAACACCCCTAATTGTGACGAGTGCCCTTATATGAATGACCTGAATATGACTGCCTTTGATGAAGTCTGCGAGTATAAGGGAATAGACAGACAAAAGGCATTGGATAAATGCGTTCAAATGTTATGGAGATAGTATGTACGGAATAAAGATAGAAAGTCCGATAGAGAGAATCCCGATGAAGGGGCTGATACGGATAATGATGACTGATGGGCTGTACGGGATATTTCCACACGGAGATATAACGATAGCGGTATATGAAACACTGGAATATGCGAAAAATGCGGAAAAGGTGCTAAATTTGTGAAAAATTTTTCCGCTAAAGCGGAAGGTAACAGGGGCTACCGGGGGATATTATTAACATATATCTTGTATTGGCGTACACCGATAGCCCCATACAAAGAAAGGGGAAGTATGACGAGGGAAGAAGCGAAGAATGAATTAAGGGAAATCAAGTCGTTGGATTCACGCATAAAGTCTATTGAATTAGAGATAGAGCGGTTAGAGAGCGTGGCGACAAAAATGACACCGAATTATGATCCCGACAAGACATCTACCGCATATCACAACAAAATCGAGGAAGCAGTTATAAAGATAGAGGAATACCGGGGCAAACTTGCGAAGAAACTGCTTGAACAACTCGACCATAAGAATTACTGTCTGAACAAGATAGAGAAAATCGAGCCGGTATCACTCAGGCAGTTCTTGATATTCTACTACTACAACGGAAAGACTATTGAGGAAATAGCGGAGTATATAGATAAATCTCCACGTTGGACATATGAATTATTCTGTACTGCGCTAGACAAATATGCAGAAATCTCCTAAAAGTTCAAAAAAAGTTCAATTACTTCATGTTTATTCATAAAATTATCTTTTATTATGGTATCAGTGCAAAGCATAGGTGTAGCTTAATTCATTTGTGAAACTTCTCCTAAACAAAGGGTGTCCGAAAGGATGCCCTTTACTCGTTTATGAAACTTGATGATTATAACCCTTCACAGTTAAGGGAAATAGAATACCAATATTGCCGAGAGCATCTTGAATACTTTGTTGATAAGTACGGACATATCGAGGATAAGGACGCAGATGTTCTTGTACAGCCGTTTACATTGTGGGAAGAACAAAGGAAGGCATTAAGGCAGTTCAGAGACAATAAACTGAACGTCATCCTAAAAGCAAGACAGTTAGGTATCACTTGGTTAGTTCTGCACTATGCACTTTGGAAATTGATTAAACCGGGGCGGACAGTCATAGGATTGTCAAGAACGGAAGATGAAGCACAGGAATTAGTCAGACGAATGTCTGTAATTCTTGATAATATGCGTTCATTATTTGCGCCGAAGAACGACCAACCCGTTAACTGGGTAAACGCTACTTGGGAAAATACCTCCCTTATCTTAACGATACATTTTCCCAACTCCCCTGATTCAGTATTCAAGTGTTTTCCTAGTTCCCCTAATGCGGCTAGGTCGTTCACGGCGGATTTAATAGTCTTTGACGAATGGGCTTTTCAGCAATTCGCAGAAGATATATGGAAAGCCGGTTATCCGACAATCAACAGACCGACAGGCGGACAAGTAATAGGGTTATCCACAATAGAGCGTGGTTCGTTCTTTGAAAAGGTATTTACCGACCCGGACA